TTGCCCTGCATGAGACAGAGGAAATCCCCATTCGACATCCAGTAGCCACCGCGCTCACGGCACTGCCGCATGTGCTTGTCAAACAGCGCCCGATCTGCGTGGGCGTTATCGATGTGAGCATCGGAGACCAGCAGAAAATATTGCTCCCATCCCGCACTCAACGAATCACCGTTCATCTCCACGGTGAACGAACCTGGCTGATGCTGGACGATGGTCGCGCTCATGCCAGTTTGATCGCGTTGATTTGTGTGGCGTTGTTGCCGCTGCCATTCGTAACAGTTGCTGCCTTGAGCAGTTCGGCGCTGGACCCAACGCTAGTGGCTGCTTGAATATAGATCGTTGTCGTTGATGCCAGCACGATTGTGGCTGCGACGAATAGGTTGGCGCTATTCGGGTTCACACTCGGGTGGTATTCCGAGGTGCTGGCGTAGTGGTTGGTCTTGTTCGTGATGCGCAGAAATCTGGTTGCTGCGGTCGTAGTTGCCTTGTTGTATGTGGCGTGAGCCAACACCAACCACGTACCGGCAGCAAGCGAAATGCTTGGTCCGTCGTACCATTGATTGCTGACGCTCAAAGCAACGTCTGACGATAGTGCTGCCGTGGAATTCGTGATTGCCCCAGCAGCCGGCGTCGTTGCAGCCCACGCAGATCCGTCCCACGCGATGACCTGACCGCTTGTGGCTCCGGATTGTGTCAGCTCGGTGATGCCGTGCGTGTGTGCGTCCGGTCGCCTGGAATCGCTCAGTCGTGCATCGTCGCCGGCACACACGGTCGTGCTGGTGGTTCCAACTGGTAGTCGGTCAACACCGATCTTCCCGGTGATGTCTGACGCATCATGCGTATGTCGGCGAGCGGCCTTGTTGGCGAGTTCGCGTGCGATGCGTGGGACTGTGCGCATGTCACGGTCGGGCACAACATCAGATTACGGACCTGAATAATGCAAACGCCGATATCCAAGAATTTTGGCATTTGCTCATGGTCACCCACTTGACCGCCGATATACAGCCCTGTATAGTCCCCGCAGCCACATGACGTGGCAGAAAGAGGATGACATGCACCACTCACCGTTCAAGTTTCTTGATGTGACCAGCGCTGAGCGTGACGCTGGTATCCGTTCCGTTCTGACATGCAAGCCAGACGGCAAGCCCAACTGGATTGCCGAAATCTCGCAGTCCGTGTGGGCCGTCGGGTTCAGCCGACGCGAAGCGGTCAAAGCCGCCGTCGCCAAGTACCGCGAAGCCGTCGCCGCCGAGGCCACCGACGAGACCGAGCCCGACTACGGAGGGGCGATGGACTCGACTGGCATGATCCACTCCGATGCCGAAGGGGGACTGTGATGCACGGCCTACCCCTTTTCGACATCGTTGAGGCTGCCCGCCGGCGTGACGTCGGCATGTCGCTGGCCGTACAGGCCCGTGAGCTCCTGCTTACGCAGGCCCGCCTGCTGGCGCACGAACACGCAGCACGGCATGGCACCGTGACCGCCGACGATGTGGCGGCACTCATGGCCGCAGCCGGCATGAACTACGCTGACCTTGGCAATGCCGCCGGCAGCGTGTTCCGCGAGGGATTCGTCTGGACCGGCGACGTTCGCCAGTCAGCCCGTGTCAGTACTCACCGCCGCCTCGTGCGGGTTTGGAGAATCGCATGACCACAGAGCACACCATCGACCTTGATCTGGATTGGCTGGAGGACGACAACGTCAAGGCCATCGAGTTCGCTCAGGAGAATCACGTTGTTGGCGTTCTCACCGCGCACTGGAGCGAGGAGTCGTACGAGGATTTCGACCAGCACGGCAACTCGTACCCGTCCACGGCGTGGAAGCTGTGGACCTGGACGCTTGAAGGAGTTCTCGTCAACGGGCATCAGATGCACATGCCTGACCTGCCCGCCGGCATCACGGCGGCGTTCGACGCGCACGGGTGCGAGAAGGAACTGATGCGCGAGCAACCGAGGAGCCGGGAATGATCGCCTCCATTATTGCCGCCGCGCTGGTTGTGCCGCCGCCTGCCGGCACAGACGTGAACCGCATCCTGACCGCCATCGCAGCCGTTGAGACTGGTGGCGAGCGTCAGCCGGACCGTGCCGTCGGCGACAACGGGAAGGCGCTCGGTCGTTTCCAGATCTGGGAGGTGTGCTGGAAGGACGCCTGCGAGTACGACAAGTCGCTTCGTTCGCGCCCGTACACCGATGTCACCGACCCCGAATACGCCAAGCGCGTTGTCATCGCCTACCTGTCCCGCTACGCACCGGACTGGTCGATTGACACGGTGTCGAGGATCCACAACGGAGGGCCACGTGGCGCAACAGGGAAGCGCCGGAGAGCCACGGACGGCTACGCGGCCAAGGCCGCACGGGAGTACGCACGATGCGATACTTGAGTGTGTGCAGCGGCATCGAGGCCGCGAGCGTAGCGTGGCATCATCTCGGATGGGAGCCTGTTGGGTTCAGCGAGATTGAGCCGTTTCCTGCGGCGGTACTTGCGCACAGATTTCCAAACGTCCCTAACTACGGGGACATGACCAAGTTTGAGGAGTGGCCAATTGAACGAGGAACCATTGATGTCCTTGTGGGGGGAACCCCTTGTCAGAGCTTCAGCGTCGCCGGGCTGCGACAAGGACTCGCAGACCCCCGCGGAAACCTCATGCTCACCTACCTGGCAATCGCTGATCGACTGCGCCCGAAATGGCTCGTGTGGGAAAACGTCCCGGGTGTTTTGTCATCCAACCGAGGACGGGACTTTGGAACCTTCCTCGGGTCGCTGGTTCAACTCGGGTATGGGTTCGCGTACCGGGTGCTTAACGCTGAATACGTGCGAGTGGGGAGATGGCCCAGAGCCGTCCCGCAACGCAGGCGACGTGTCTTCGTTGTCGGATGTCTTGGAGACGGGGCCGCTGCCGGAGAGGTACTCGCTCTCGCCGAGGGCTTGCAGCGGAATCTTGAGGCGCGCCGAGCGAAGGGGAAAGGAGTTGCCGCCGATGCTGAAGGCGGCGCTCGAGGCGGTTGCTACTGGAACGGAGAACAGGTCGCAGCAACCCTGACTCGCAAGGGCTGCGATGATCGGATGCCTGACAAGGAAATGATGTTTGCGGTCTTGCAGCCGACCGCCGGTACGCTCGGCACTCGTGGCCTTCGGTCGCACACCGAGTTAGATGGGCACGGAGCGTATATCCCAGTAGCTCCCGTCCCCTACGACCTGTTCCAGATTACCGCCCCGGTCAACCGACAGAACCGCGCACCTGGCGACCCGTGCCACACGCTCGCCAAGGACAACGCGGCCCATGCGGCGGTGGCGCAGTCGATGACCGTACGCCGTCTCACGAATCGGGAATGTGAGCGTCTTCAAGGTTTCCCAGACGATTGGACGATGATCCCGTACCGTGGCAAGCCTGCCGAGCAATGCCCGGACGGCCCCCGGTACAAGGCACTCGGGAACTCGATGGCCTGCAACTGCATGGCATGGATCGGCGAGCGTATCGCCGCGTATGAGGCACAAAATGGGAGCACTTGAGAAACAACTGAAGGAACGCCTGCGGAAGGCAGCCGTTGACTTCCCTCGCAATCGGATTGACCCGTGGATGGACGAGCTACTTACCGCTGCGGTAACTCGTATCGAAGACCTTGAGCAGCACAGTCAAATCCTGCAACGCAGGATCAAGGAGATGCGCGATGAGCTACGAACCAAAGCCTGACACCGGAGCGATGTTCCAGAACCGCAAGCAGCACGACCGCCAGCCCGATTGGCGCGGGAACTGCATGGTCAATGGGGTGGTGATGGAGATCGCAGCCTGGACGAAGACCACGAGCAAGGGGACCGAGATGCTTTCGCTGAAGTTCAGCCTTCCGCGTGAGCGTGAGGATGCACCAGCGGCGCCGGCCAAGGCGCCCGTTCATCGTCCTATCCCCGACACCGACATCCCGTTCTGAGTAGGAGCACACGATGAGCGGCACGCCACTATTCGTCACGGTGCACGAGTTGTCCGAGCGGACTGGGTTGCCCGTTTCGTTTCTGAACACGGAGGCAGAAGCCGGCAGGCTCACGACTAGGAAGATCGGTCGGCGTACCTTCTTCGATGTCGAGGCTGCGGTGCTAACACTCACCGATCCTAACGCCATCGAACGCCTCACCGCCGAGCGCGACAAAGAGAGGACGTTGGTGCAAACCCTCTATTTGCCGGAGATTGAGCGGCTTCAATGCAACCTTGACAAAGAGGAAAGTACAAGTTCTTTTTTGCGGGAAATGCTCTATGACGAGGTAAAACAGATCAACTCTTGGCTCGACGAGATGCAAGAGCAGCGCGACGAGGCAAGGCGCGAGGTATGCGCTTTGGAGGCCGACACCATTGAGGACCAGCGCGAGTACGCCAAGCAGCGCGGTTGGGACTGCTTTGGAACGAACACGTGCAAGGAGGCACAACATGACCTTGAAGCAGACACGCATACCGGCTGACTTCGGCACCGTGGTCCTGACGCTGAAGGGTGGGGAAAGCGCCATCCTGACGCTCGAGGACAAGGTTGTCGCCGTGTTCAGACCGAGCAGCACGAAGGCGACCAAGGTTCGCGTTAGCGCACCAATGCAAATCGCTATCTGGCGCACCACTATCATTGAGGACGATGATGCACGACGACCTGATGCGCCGGATTGATTCGTACCTCGCCGGAAACGCGCCGGACCTGGACGGTGTCACGTTGGTGCGAGAGTGCCGTACTGCCTTGGCTTTGCGGACGCTACAGGCAAGCCTGCTCGAGCAACGCATTGAGGATCTGCGTGCAGCGCATATGCGGGCGCGGATCGCGTTACAGGATCTGATGACAAAGCATCAGGACACACTGCGATACATGCACAGGGACACGTGATGCCAGAGACTGACGAGGACATCATCGACCGCATTGATGTCCAGCCGTTCGTCAGCCCGATCTTGGCCGAGGCACGCGATGAAATCATCTACCTGCGCAACGAGATGGCGCTTCTCATGCGCGGGTGCAACGAGCTCAAGCAGAAACTCCTAATCTATGAACGACCGCCTGATCGAGTTCACCGTGCCGGGCATGGCAGCACC